ATCCTAATCATATAAGAGTAAAGTTAGATGAACGTAAAGGATTGGCAATCCCTGCTGGGTGGGATAGAACTCTCACAATGGATGAGGTCAATGACATACTTGCAAAAGACCTCATTACGTTTGAGCGAGGCGTACTTAGACTATGTCCTGAAGGACTTACCCAAGGCCGCTTCGATGCTCTTGTATCATTCAGCTTCAACGTCGGACTAGGTAATCTCCAACGCTCCACGATTCGGATGAAGCATAACCGTGGTGACTTTGATGGCGCTGCCGAGTCATTCATGGCATGGACAAAAGCCGGGGGCAAAGAGCTCCCCGGCCTTGTCAAGCGGCGCAAGCATGAGCGTGCGCTATACCTCGGTTGATTCCCGCAAAGGCGCCAACCACTTAGCTACTTTGGTATTGAGAACCATTCTCATTTCCAATGTCAGCTTCTCCAGCACGTCAAGATTGCATTGCTTGAGTTGGTCAATGCTATCCAGTCGTTTCTGCACCGGCGCCTTGCCTGCCTTGGCAATCTTCTCAATCATTCCCACGTAAGCAGACTCCCATGCATCGTAGGTAGGATGGTCGGCGGCCTCTCCGTTGGGTAGGGTTAATGTATACACAGTCCCAACCGGAATCTCAACCGCCTCAACAACCTCATCCTTCTTGGCCTGCTGTACTGCGCTGGCCACGACGTTGCCAATTGCATTGCCAAACGCCCCTGTTGGCTTAGGCAGGTCATCCAATGGATTGTGTACCTTGCGTGCCTCGGAGATGGTTTCGACTTCCGTTTCGTCCATCATTCCTAGACCGACGTGGGCCAGCACCGACCGGCGGATAGCCTTGGTAGTACACTTGAGTACGGCGTTAGCAAGATGGTCGCCCTTGAGCCCGCCTATGTTGACAGCCCCTTGGTTCTCAGAGACACGGCCATCAGCACCAGTCACCCGGCAGGACACAATGTATATGTCGCCCACGTTCTCACGGTGCGTGATCTGCGTGGACAGTTTGTGTACGCTGGATAGTTGTTGCGTTGCACTAGCGTTTGCATAGAGTATCTGCTTGCCATTGAGGGTGAGCAGGTCGAACGGCTTAGCTGCTGGGTCAAGCCCTACCTGCTGGCAGCGGTAAAGGTAGTAGTCTTTCTTTTGTAATGGGCTCAAGCCCGACAAGTCACCCTTCAGTACGATGGACTCTTGGATTGCAGGGTCGAGAACCTGCGGCTGGATAGTTACGTTGCTCATTATTATTCCTTTACAGAGACAGAAGATTGGCGGATAGAGTAGGCATCACGTGCGGGTATTACCTTTTGCTCTTGGGCTTTGTAGTGGCGCATGGGCCACGACACTTTGTACGAACCAGCCAGAGCCTTTGACTTACCCTGCATGAGAGCCATCAGTTTGGTCTGACGGTTCTCAATGATTTCCTCTTTTTCCTTGATAATTTTTTTGGCTTCTATAACCTCGGCGGCCCATTGCACCGCATCATTTTGCAGGATGACTGGCTCATCACCGTCGTCTGCTACGGGCCAGCACTTAGCCGCATCGTCGGTATGTTGCGGGTCGTACCACAATGTTTCCTTGGTCTGCTTCCAATGGTCTATCCTGCGTTGGAAGTCGTAGCAAAGGTGCTCGATGAATACCAAGCTCTCAGGGTGGGGCTCAAACAGAAACAGGCGCATGGCAATCCCTTGGTAGAGCACGGCCACGCAACCCCACTTGGCCTCAAGGATTGACATACAACCTTGCAGTTGTAACGGCCCACGATACAGGGGCAGCGTATCTTCTGGACTACACCCGGCTACCTTGGCTTCCATAATCCCCGTGCCATCCAGTTTGATCTCCCCTTTGCCGGACACCACAAAGATACCGTTGGCTGGGTCGTGCTTGATAGTCTGGCCATTACCATCTGCCGAACCATCAAGGCTACAACACAGCGACCAAGACGAATGGAAGTAGGGTTTCGGGTGGTCGAGGCTCATCTTCTCGATGCCAAGTCGCAGCGCAGCTTCCCTCAAAACTATGCTCTCCAACCTGTTACCCCAGTCGGCAGCCTCGGACTCGAACGGTGGCGGCTCAACCATTTCCAATGCGTCAATGGTTTTGCGTAGCTCATCGTTCGGTGTGGAATACCGGGACTTGCCTGCCAGCGCAGCCAGTCTGCTGCACGACAGCATCGTATCCGGCGTTACCTTTCCATAACCCTTCATTTCTTTTCCCCTTTCTGTGATGGTGGAACCCATCCGTGTTGTTTGAATGTACGTACAACGTCAGTACGTTCGGCTAGAACGTACGGTTTACCAGTCAACAGGCTCATCTGCTGAGCCACGTTGTTAGGCGGCTTGCTTTTGACTAGCTTCAGGTTTGTCATTTCTTACCCTCTTTAATAAACGTGAGACTTGCATATCCGACCAGTTCTTACAGCCCCGGGGCGTCAGAATCCCCCTTGCTTCTAGCCCACGGCCTACGCCATTGAGCGACTTGATGCCCTGTGCCTCAAGGTCTTTGACTATCACGCTCACCTTACGAGCATAGTCTTGAGCTCTACGAGATATTGTTTGCCTGCCCTTGTCTGCTGTATCTTGGAGCCGTGGATTGCCAAGCCTTACCCCACGTGCCTTGGCTGCGGCCAACGCTTCCTTTGTTCGGACTGAAATTTTTTCCCGTTCTTCTTGGGCAATGACTGCCCGGATGTTGTACTCAAGGGTGCTGTGGTTTTGCATATCCGCAATGATGAGCTTGATACCCAGCTTGCGAACTCTCAGTAGGAACTCGGCGTCACGGCTAAGCCTATCGAGCTTGGCCACGGCTAGTGGTAGCTTGTGACGTTGGGCATAGTCGATGGCTTTGGCAAGCTCTGGGCGCTCATCCTCTGCGCCAGACTCTACCTCTACGAATGAGAATAGAACCATCGTATCAGGTATGTTCTTGATGGCCTGCATCTGTGCCTCAAGCCCAAGCCCGCTGCGCCCTTGGCGCTCGGTGGATACACGGTAATACGCAACTATCTTTTGCATGACTTAATCTCCTGAAACGGTAGTTAAGATTTATCGAGACTCCAATGTAGCACGTTTGTATTGCTTAGTGCAATCTCAATGATATAATGGATTACCCTTATAGGAGAGACAATGCAACCGCTGCGTAAGTACAACACATTCATCGTACGGCTACGCCCGTACACCCGAGAGCTGCTCGACCGGGCAGCCGAGGATCAGCGCCGCAGTCGGGCAAGCCTTGTCGATGAGGCCATCATAGCCTTCTTACAGCCCCGCTATTCGGACGTGACTACCCGGTTAGACAAGTTGCTGGGGCCGAAATGAAGGGCCGTGGAAGGCGTCAGAAGGGAGCCCGTGGGGAGAACGAACTAGCCCAGCTACTTACCGACCAGCTTGGATTCGTAGTCAAGCGCAAGCTAGGGCAGGCAAGGGATGGCGGGGATGACATACAGGTTGGCAAGTATAAGATTGAGGTCAAGCGCCATGAGCGCCTCTCGGTCATGGATTGGGTGCGCCAAGTCGAGGCGACTTGTGGGGTAGGGGAAGTACCTATTGTGGTATTCCGCCAGAACGGTCAACCTTGGCGTGCAGTCGTACCGCTAGATACTTTGGTGTTTGCAATTAGGGAATCAATAGATGTCAATAACGAACAAAAACCTCAAGAACATGACTCAGGTAGTGGAGTCGATAACGGGCAAGCGGTGGTGTAGCAATTGTCAACACAGCCAAGTGGCGAAGGGGGGTGTATGGAAGGTGACGAACAACAATCAACGTCAAAGGTGGATATGCCAGTTGTGCGTGACACGAAAACAAGGCATTGTGTAGAGTGTTACCACAGCTCTGGGCCGTACACGTTTTTGTGGTGCGGGTTTTACGACAAGCCAACATCGGGTAAAACTTGTGACTCATTCCAACGATACGCAATTAAACTTCCCAAATGGGACTAAGGAGAATCGAGATGAAAGACTGGTCTGTTTTGCGTGCAATCAAATCCATACTGGGGCTAGACTCATCACCACGGAAGATGGCCGAACCCTTGGCAATTATTCCGCAGAGTATTTCCTCTACGGCGAAGCCTGTTGGGTCTTCAAAAAGAAG